CCAGTAAACCCATTTGATTTTTGGGAAGGTGCAAACTTTAAACTTAAAATTCGTAAGGTTGCTGGTTACTGGAACTATGATTCATCTGAATTTGAAAAACCATCTGCAATTTTTGATAATGATGCTCAGATTGAAGAAGTATGGAAAACACAGTATGCTCTTGCAGAATATTCTGCACCAACTAACTTCAAGTCTTATGAAGAACTAAAGACTCGTCTTAATACTGTTCTTTCTGGTTCTGTTACTGTTGGTAATGTTGCTGAAAAGATGGAAGATGAACCTGTAGCTGATGCTACAGTTGATACAAAACCTGTTGATAATACTCCAACATCTGGAGTAGATACAACTGAGGATGATGATACTATGGACTACTTCCAAAAACTTGCTGGATAAAGGTAAAGTGTAGTAGATTAAGAGGTAGGAGAAATCCTACCTCTTTTTTTTATATAGCGTAAGATGATGCTCTTTGGAAGATTGGGTCTGGATTACCAATATAAGATACACCAGAAGATGTAGTAGATGAACTGTTAGATGAACTAATATTGGTTGGAGCCACAACAATTGATGTACTACCACCACCATTACCACCACTACCACCTTTCATCATTTCTGCGGTTCTTTGTGCGTTAACTATCTGGCCTGGCTGGTTAGGAACAAATAACTCTTGACCTCTTTCACCAACTACATATGGTTGTCCTGTTCCAACTGAGCCACCTTCTGCCCTTCCTTCAAGTGGTTGATCTTTAGAATCATCACCCATTCCAAGAAAACTCAAAACTTTTCCAACGCCGGGAATTCCCTTCAGAAAACCTGTGTAGTCAAAGTTAAATATATCAGAGAAGAAGTTTCCTATCGCATCAAACAGACTTTTTATACCATCAGCTATAAATTGAATAGGATCAAGTTTTCCAACTTTTGCTTTAAACTCATCAAATCCAAATAAACCAGCAACAAAACCGACTAGTTTTAGAAACAAATCAGGTATAAATCTCATAAATTTATATGCAACGACTTTAAGTGCTTCACTAACACTACCAGTTTCTTCCAGAATCTTTTGAAACTTAGTAAATGCAGATTTAATAGCAAAGAAAAGTACAGTAATTCCAGCTGCTATTGCTATAATCGGTAAAAGTGGAACAAGTAATGTTTTCAAAGCAGCAAGCTTCGCTAACATTGCCACGTTAAGACCTTTTAGAAGACTACCTTCAAGTAAGTATTTCGCGTATAAGGCTTTAGTACTTGCAATGACGGCCAATATTACTGGAGCAATTTTTAAACCTACCAAAAATACACCGAGACCTATAAATAAATCTTTAAATTTTATGAAAAATGGGATTATGGTATCCTTAATATAATCAAGCAAGTTTTGAAACGTCTCGCTTTGTAAGAATTTTCCAAGAGCAAACAGAAACCCAGCAAGAAGTGTTCCTTTAAGTAATGCCATTAGACCCTTACCAGCAGCTGCTACTTTTGCTTTTGCGTTTTCTTTCAAACCCATAATACCATTTGATATTTTTTCAAGTAAAGCTTGTTGTTTTTCTGCTACCAGAGCGGCACTCTTCGCATCCTCTTCTTGTTTACCCTTAGAAACTGAATTACCAAAATTAAGACTAGAAAAATCAAGATTGGCAAAACCACCAGCAAGTGCTTTTTCAACTCCATCAGGTGGTGGTAACATTGCTTGAAGATCATCAAATGATGGAAAGGTACCTTGTTGCAGTAATATTTTATTTGTTTCTTTTTGTTCGTCAGTAAGTAATTTAATTGCGTCAGTATTATCTTCAACTCTATCATCAACTTCAGTTATCTTTGTATCTTTATCAAAGATTTCTCTTTTCTTTGCTAGATTTCTTTCATTTAAAACTTCAGGCAACGATTGAGCAATAATAGATTTTATACCATTATCTGCAATACCTTGAGCTTCAAGAGCTGCAAGACTTTTATTTGTTTCCGTTAGTTTGTCAACTACTTTATCAAAATCTGCCATTGAGATTTACCTTATTTGTTTTTAGCGTATGCTTGTGTTCCAAAGAACGCAGCAACTATACCAGCAACAGCAACAAAATATGTTGGAGCCATACTACCTAGTGTTTTTTGTGCTTCATCTAATCCTATCAATGATGCAAGTACTACTGCGAATGGATATAGTAACAATCCAAATAAAGCAAACCATGTCATTTGCCTTTGAGCATCTCTCATTGCATCATTATCCTCAAGTTCTTTTCTCTTGAACTCTAGGAACATTGCATGTTCTTCATCTGATACTTTACCATCCCCATTTGTATCTGCTGGATGGTGACTTTTTACTTCTTTAGTCATCACACTTATCCTTTCTGCTCTTGTTTCATTCTCTTGTTTTCTTCCTCAATATGTTGCATCAACAAATTAAGGTATATTTCTCTTTCCCACGGCATCATATTATCTAATTCTGTCAAACTATATTTATGGTGTTGCATCAGTGCAAAGTTAGTTTTATAGTAATTATGTAGGCTATCGTGGGATAGCCCTACCCTAAAAAACTTTCTAATCCCTCCAAAAGAATCTCATTCTTTTTCTTTGTCTTTGGATTGGTCACTTTAACTACATGACGCAATTTGGGCATAGTGTTAAAAAACTGTGTTATCTTTTCAAACTGTTCGTTTGTAAATTGTTCAATAAAATCTGAAAGTTCCTTATCTTTTATGTCTATTCTTTGAAAAACATCATCACCGCTGTGAATTGAATCAATACAACATTCCATAAAATGAAATGTTTTTTCAGAATCTCCAGCACTTGCTTTTACATTTTGCAAATCATTTAGGAGTGGGTATCTAAAAACTATCTTAATGTCTTCGTTAATTTGAATTTCATTTGAATGGTCATCTTGTACTTGACATTCAACATTTTCTAGATTTAATTCATATGGAACTGTTGTTTTACCATCGTCTGGACATATCAAATTTAATTTGACTTTTTCTCCAACAGATTTTCCTCTGATTTTTAAAAATAAGTATTCAATATCAAACATTGGAGCAGACTTTGCATTAACTTTACCAAAGGTACATGAGTTGACTAATTCTCCCATTGCGTTTGCAATTTGTTTTTCTTCACCAGATTCTTGAGCTATCAGTAATAGTTTTTGTTCTTTTACCAAAAATGGTCTGTATTTTAAAATCTCACCTGTTGAGGGTAATTCCAATTCATAGGTTGGGGTATTGAGTTTTGGTAATGCCATAATTTTTCATCCTTAAATTTTAATTTTATAGTCGGCGTAGTACTGCTGGTAAGTTTGCAGTAATAGACCTTGATACAGTACTTACAGCATTTTCTGCTACTCTGTTTACTAGAGGTTTGTGTACTGGATTTGCTTCATCTTCCATATTTTCCCAAAAACGATAAGCAAAAGTAATTGATACAGTTTGATAACTAGCACCATTTGCATATGAAAGTGGTTGTTCAACAATAGCTTTAGGAAAACACTCTCTTAGTCTGACACCATATCTTCTGTTGTCTTGTTCATCTAAAGCAACGATATCAAGTTCACCAGTATAATCATCATAGTAACCCAGAGAAAAGTCTTGTTGGTTAAATGTAAGTCCTTGCCATGTTTCAAAGTATAACTTTTCTCTCATATCAGAAGAACATTGAAATGTAGCAGTGATGTCTGGGAAACTATAACCAGTTACAAGTTCTCTTTCAGGGCCATACAGATTTGAATCTGGTGTGGTGTCCATGTTACGGCCGGGAAATGCTATTGCTTCACATCTGAGAGAAACAGCTTTACTATCGTTTGTGTGTTTTTCTCCCATAAGTTGAGAAAATAAACTTACTTGATTACTTCCCAAAGTACCAGAGGGTGGTTTCATCACAACTTCATAGCGGTTTGGTCTTGAATAACCATCACCACTATTGAAAGTTGCAAGAAATTCATTTAATGCACCAAATGCTACTGCATCTCGAAGTCCTTTAAAGTTGACTGCCATTAGATCATTTTCCTACTGTCTGCATAAACCTCTGAGGCTGATGCTTTCTTAAATCTCTGTACAGGTAACAGTGTTGCAACTGTAAACTCATCTGCATCTATCCTACGGAACTGTGACTTAACTTGTCCAGCAAGATATCGTTTAAGTGTTGGTTTAAGTATTTTTATCTTTTTAAGTTTACTATAATCAACTGTCAATTTTGTACTTTCATCAAAATTAGTATTGTTACTATAATCAACTAATCTATCCAATAGTTGAAGTCTTAACTTCATAGGTAGATAGTGTAGGTTGATACCCAGAAATCCATCTGGATATCTTTCTATCGGTAATACCAAAGGAAATGTATCATAGTAAGGCAACTTCTTTTTATATTTTGGGTCATAGAAAAACATATTCAATCGTCCATAGAAAGGTCTATTATTACGCTTTCCATCTCGTATTAAATCCATGGCGCCTGGCTCTCCAAACTCTTTAATTTTTGCACGATACCAATCAGTAGATTTTGGTCTACCTTTCGCAGCGTCTACGACACTTTGAATATATTTGCTTTTCTTTGCCATACTACTATTTATACTTAATGTTAAGGTGGTCTTCAGTAAAAATCTTAAATTCCATATCATTTGACTCACAGAAGAAATTTGCAGATTTCCACTTTGCCTCATTAATGACCCAAGTTTTAACTTCATTCATCCACTTTTTGGTTTTTCGTTTTGGTGATGACACTGGAGGTTTACATTGATACTTTGGTTTGACTTCAACAATAAACTTTTTAGTCTTACCACTAGCTTGTTTAACTTTCATATAGAAATCAGGAAAGTAACGATGTACTTTTCCATCCCATGGCGAAACATAGGGTATGACAACTTCTTCACTACCCCATTCTAGTACAGATTTGGTATTATCACAATACACCATAAGTTTACGTTCCCAAAGTGAACGATATATTACTTTAGATGGGTCACCCTTATACTTTTTAGGGTTAATTGGATTGTACTTTCCACTATATGCCATTAACTTATCTTATAAATAGTTATAATCACAGGAGTATTTATACATGGCAAAAAATATCTATAATGCCGTTCGTGGGGCTGCAGAAGCTCAAACAGGCAGAGTCTTTAAAAATGCCGTTGGTATTCTTAAAAAATCAGCCATAGATACTATACGAGGTGGTAAAAAAGGTGGTGCTAATAATGATGTTGCTAATGCAGTCGGGGGTAAATACAGTACTCAAAATTTAACATTTCCTCTTGATTTGGAAGGCCCTACTGGTGCTAATGGTAATCAGGGGC